GTCGTATGGGAGGTATTACTCCTGCCATATTGAATTCTGGTATCACATAAAACCCCTAATTCTACTCTCCGCCCGAGATGTTCTAAAGTGCCGTGTCGGGCCACAGTTTATTAATCTTTGGTTTTATTAATCTTTTGCCCAAGCTTTCCTTCTTTTACCAACTGCACGACCTGCTCATTAGTAAGCACAGGAATAAAGACTTTGTCGCCAATATCTTTAGAAAGAATCTTTACTTCTTCGGCTGTTAGCACCAAAGCTTCACCATGTTTCGCAGCATCATTGATGCGAGCAATAATCTGGTTGATTGGTAGTTTAGAGTTGTCCATAAAACATCCTGCGATTAATGGGAATAAGGGTGTTCTTGTCTGTGCTGACTTGGCGGCACGATATCTGTAATAGCGGTAATACTTTCAACCTCATCCATTTCAAAGAAAAATCGCTCCCCACCATTCACAGAAAGCAAACTTAAAACCCCACCATTGATGCCGACAAATTCTTTAATTGTGCATCTTCCATCCTTCAAGCACACCTGAACAAACTCATTCGGCACAAGATCTGCATCAGGGTCGCATACAACATACCAGCCATTACGAATTGCTGGAAACATGGAGTCGCCAGTGCCTTTAATGCCATAAGCTCTTGGACCCGCTGTATGAGTTGGAACATAGCCATCACCCGCATTTCCGTCATACCCCATATCAGTGAAGTACCCATCCATTCCCATCTTTGAATAAGCTTTGACGGGAACGTATCTTTTTTGAATAGGGAATGGTTTATCTGATGTTTGAACAAACTTAACAGCTTCTTCACTATCTGGAATATTGTACTTCTGCTTAAAGGCTTCAATATCAAGAACATTTAATTGAACAGCATTGTTGTCCAATTGGGGGCCGCTTTCATCACCATTTGTTATATACGAAGTGGACACACCAAAATAAGCGGCATTTTACTTAAAGGATCAGCTTTAGGTGCATATGCATCTTTCTCCCAACCAGTGACATTAGGCGCACTAACCCCGACGATTTTTGCCAAATCGCCTTGAGTTAATTTCTTTTCTCTTCGTAAGGCGCGAATACGCTGGCCCATAGTTTCTAGTTTCTTCATATAAGTTATCTTACATCTTGCAAAAATAAGTTATCTTTGTTTTAATACTAAGAAATCTTATTTTTGAGGTTGAGCAAATGACCAAACAGGAAGCTTACAAGTTGCTTGGTGTGAATGGTGTTGGCTTAGCAAAGTTATTAGGGATAGAGCCTCCTGCTGTATACCAGTGGCCAAATGAAAAAATCCCTTTAGCTCGCGAATACCAAATCAGAGACTTAGCAAGTGGCAAAGAGCCAATTAAACGAACTAATGCAACCGCTTAGGAACTAAACCATGAGCAAATTATCAGTTGAATTAAACGCAAGAGCCAGAAATACACATACGCTCATTTTGCATTCACTTGGAAGTGTTGTGAATTCTGCTCTCGGAGAGGAAATCGGATTTGATGGCCCTTGGATATCTAAGTTTAAAAATGACAAGAAAAGCAATGGCTTAACAGATCTTGAGACTATTTGTGTTTTATTGGACAAGCTTGGTCTAAAGATAATTCCTGAACAATATCAATGCTATGACAAGCAATTAATTGATTCGATCTTTTTCTTGGCGCGCCTTTCTATGAATCGTGCTTCGGAAATTAATGACTTCCAACACACGGCTATAGCGCCACGTTTAGAAGAATTCGGATATTAAAAAACCGCTTCCTGCGCGAACAGGTTTGCGGTCGTATTCATCAATCAGGAACTAATGAATGAAGACAAATTTAGCACATAAGCAGGAGGAGGACAACGTTATTACGTTGCACCCATCTACTGCTAAGAAAAAAGAGCGACAAGCCATGTCAGATAAATTCGACAAAGGCTACGTTATGTCTAGTCGGCTTTATCGGAATGAAGTTAAGCCATTTCTTGGTGATGCTGCTCGTAACGTTTATGCCGAGCTAGAGGAATATATTAGCGGGTTTAACAAGGAATCTGACTTTGTTAGCTACTCACAGTTGCAAGGTAGAAAAATTGAAGGCCTCGAGGAGCATGTTCGTAAATTAAGCACAGCTACTGTACGTGCTGGATTAAAACAATTGATTGAGTATGGTGTTATTTCAATTATCGCTACTAATCCAAAGCTTGGAAACAAGTACAAATTAAATGAGATTTCACTTGTTGAGCACTTTAGTAATAAAAGCACTTCAGAAAATAAAGCACTTCAGAAACTAAATAGCACCACTTCAGAAACTAAAGCGCAAGGTACTTTAGAAACTAAAGA